TCGTGGGTTCAAGTCCCATCCGCGTCGCCATCTGCTGCTATAGCTCAGTCGGTAGAGCGCATCCTTGGTAAGGATGAGGTCCCCAGTTCAAATCTGGGTAGCAGCTCCAGAGAAACCCGTTGTCCCGTAAGGGATAGCGGGTTTTTCTTTTTGCGGGAGAAAGTGGAGGACTTGGCCGTTAGGGGTTTATTTGGGGTTCATTGTCCACTGACTTTTGGGATCAGGATATCGTTGAAGCGATCCATGGTTGCGATATTCTTAGCATGGGCCGATGCAATAACATGGCCATACACGTTGGTGGTGGTGCTTGGATTTGCGTGCCCCAACTGGTTGGAGACCTCCACAACGGGGACCTCATTCGCTATCATCAAACTGGCATAGGTGTGGCGGAGCGAGTGGACAGACAAGTGCCGGATACCGATGCGCTTTGTAAATTTACTGAGCCACCAGGTCGGAACGGTGGGATTGACTGGGGCGCCGGTATCGGTCGTGAACACCCTGGGGTCACTCTCAGCCCCTTGCCATGCGTCTCCCATCTCGGCTCGACGCTGATCCTGCCATTGTTTGTAGTCCTGAAGTGTGATGAAGAAGGCGTCGGAGAGGTGGATAGGTCTTCGGGAGCGAGCGCTTTTTGGAGTGGCAAAATAACAACCTTTTGCCTTACCCAGATAGTTCCATGTGCGGCGGATATGGATCAAGTGGTTTTTGAAATCAATATCCGGCCATTGGAGTCCAAGTAGTTCCCCCCGGCGAAGGCCGGAGAGAAGGTCGCAGATGATAAGGGCCCTCCACCTGATGGGTTCTTTCTGCAACTGGGCCAGGAAGATCCTGGCTTCTTCTTCATCGAGGTATGCGGGGTCACTTTCTCCCTGGCCGGGCCACTCTGCATTTTCGGCCGGATTGGTGGAGATATACCCCCACTTCACGGCGTAACCAAGGGCAGCGGAGAGGGTTCGCATGATGGTGTTGACCGATGATGGAGCTAGCTTCCCACCGTCAGATTTGACGCCATTTTGCTGAAGGGCAGCAGAAAAGGCTGTGATGTCGCTGGGGGTTATCCTGCCGAGCTTAATATGGCCCAGAAACTCATTGATGCGTTTGAGGTCACGCTCATACCTGGCGGCGGTATTGGGCTTACGATTCACTCGGATATGGTCTCGCATGAAACGCTCCGAGAAGTCGATGAAACGGACATCCTTGCTGGTGGCCTTGCCTGATTTGACGGCATCCTCGAACAGGACGGCCTGACGCTGGAGCTCCTTCTCTACCTGTCGGGGCGTCATGCCGGGCTCCGGTGTCCAGGTCATTCTGGCCCGGATCTGCTTCCCGTGAATGTCGTACCCATTTGAAACGATGATTTTATAACTGCTCCCTCTTTTTTCAACTGTGGCCATTTTACACTCCTTTCTCTTGCGCCACAGCCCCAAATATGCTACTATAATAGGGCAGAATGGTGCTGTGCTTGACGGTACGGTTCGTTTTGCCTGGCCGCTTGGAGGGTAGGATCTCCAAGCGGCCTTTCTTTTTGCGGTGTCCAAACTGGACGCTTTTTACTCGGCGGAGTCGGATCCTTCTATTGCTGTGGGCTTGGCCGGTTTTGAGGTGGGCTTCAGGGCTTTGGCAACTTTCTTTTTTGCTTCTCCGATGCGCTCATCGTCCAGCACGTCCCGCTTGATGATCTCATCGGAGATGATGCGGCTGATTTCATCATTGGAAACCTTGAGGTCAGAGGATATCTTGCGAAGCGTCCGCTTCACGGTGTCCAACACAGGATCAGAGAGCAAAATCTGAGAAATGGTGACCTTATTTACCAACTGCTGTTGGGCGTGGAACTCGTCCAAATAGGTCTTGTTCCCCTTGGTCATAGCCTCACGGGAGAGGTAATAAATCATTTCCAGCTCATTTTGCTTTTTGGTGTTGAGGGTTGTAAAGTCGAAATCATAAACCAGCTCGGCGTTGACCGGCTTGCCGAAGGTGATATTGTAGACCTTCCAATTTACCCCGTTGGTGAGGATCACCCATTCAATTCCGGCATTGGCGCCGTAGTCCACAGCTTGCTTGATGTGCTGATCCTTCAGATCCAGCCCGGCGGCCTTGGCCTCTATCAGCAGTTTAGGCGTCCCATTGAGTTTAATAGCCAGGTCGCAGAAGGTCTTCTTGATGGCAAATTCGGAGGTTATTTCGGTGTACTTATCGTAGCCAAAAACATCAGAGAGGACATCGGAAATAATAGTGACAGTATCGCTCTCGTTGATGTCTTTTGCCTGGGCCTTTTTCAAAATAGGCTGAAATTTTTTGACGCCGGTGGTGAGACGCTCCTTGACCTTTACAGGAATAGTGACCATGATGCGATTCTCCTCTCTTTTTTCGGTGTCCAAATTGGACACCGTTTAATATTTTGCCCTCAGCTCCACTACCCGGCCGATGACCCGGACGGGGAGCTGTTGGACTTCTGCGGCGCTGTAAAAGATTGGATCATAGGCCGGGTTGGACGATAGCAAAGTGATACCGTCTGATCCGAATTTTATTTTTTTGACCGTTGCGCCGTCGCCATTGACCAGGACCACCACGGTGTCCCCCGTGTCGGCGGTATCTTGTTGACGGACGATGACCACGTCCCCCTCTTTCATCCGGGGTTCCATGCTGGCGCCCTTGATCCGGAGGGCAAAAAATTCTCCAGTGGCTGCCATGGCGGCGTCGATCTCCTCGTAGTCCACGATGTCGGTGATGGCCTCAATGGGGATGCCGGCGGCCACATCGCCCAGGACGGGGATACTCTTGCCTACGGCCGAACAGGGGGTGCGCCCTGAAATTAGGTCACTTGCAAACTCGTATGTCTGTTCATACTGTTCTGGGCTCATTTCTTCAACGGCCCTCAAGATATTTATGGCCTGGATTGTAGACACCTGCGGGATCTTAATGTTCTTGACAGGCGACTTCCCCAAAACAAAATCAACAGATACGTTAAAATGATCGGCAATCCTTCGGAGCATCTCGTTGTCTGGCTCATAGCGGCCGGTTTCCCATGTCGATAAAGTGTTTTGTCTTACACCAAGGATTTGAGCAAGTTCGGCCTGTTTTAGCCCCTCTTCTTCGCGTAGCAGTCGAATTCTATTCTTCACGAGGTTGTCCCTCCTCTAGAAATCAGTTTAATTGATACGAGAGACTATATCAACAAATATCAGCAAAAAGAGAGAAGATAAATTTTTCTCTTGACACATCAGCAAAATTGATTTAATATATCAGTGAAATCGATATGAAAGCTGGCAATGCCGGTGATGAGGAGGTGAGTATATGCCTATTATGAAAATTCAGGAGTTTCGAGAAGCCCTGGGATTAAAGCAAAGTGACTTTGCCGCCCAAATGGGGGTGTGTCAAGCTACTGTATCAGGGTGGGAAAACGAGATATATCTCCCTAAGGCTCGGGACCTGCCCCGACTGGCCAAGGTGCTGAGGTGCAGCATCAGCGACCTGTTCGCGGAGCCCACCGAGTTGGAACCGGACAGTGAACTGGCCCCCTGTTACTACGATGATACCGCAAGCGAGGAGTGAGCACAATGGACAAGATGTCGGTCAATGCCCTCAAAAGGGCGCGGAATAGCAAGGGCATCACCCAGGAGCGGGCTGCCGAAATGTCGGGTTACAGCGTGGATGCGATCCAGGCATGGGAGGCGGGTACCCGCCGGGCCTCGGTGGAGGTGCTGGACACCCTGGCACTGTGCTATGACGCGCCGTGGCTGGCGGGGATGTACCTCCGGGAGCTGTCTCGGGGGAGCGTGGCCCAGATTTTCCCGGACTTCCAGCCGGGGGTCCCTCTGCCCCAGGCAGTGGTGGCCCTGCTGGACAAGGTCAATCATTTTTCCGACCGGCACAGCGACCGCCGGCTCATCGCCTTGGCGGCCGATGGACAGATCGATGATACCGAGAGGGCCGAGTATGACGCCATCATGGAGGATCTCCACGCCATCTGTGAGGCGGCGATGGCCCTTAAATTCGCGAAGGAGGGGTAAGTATGCCTGTACCCAGAATGAGAACGGCAGAAAAGGTGCTGGAGATCATCAAGGCTGAGGATCCCGGTACGGAGGTCACTCTGTACTATATCCGGCGTGTAATCAAGGCCGGAGCGCTCCCCGTAGTCAGCTGTGGGCGCAAGAAGTTGGTTGACGCCGATGCCGTTATGTCTCTGTTGGCCAACGGCTACGCACTGCCCTCAGAGCCGGAGGGCTTTCCTGTTGGCCGGATTCGGAGGGTGGTGTGATGATTCTTCCAAAAGCAAACAAGACCAGCCTTGTTAAGCTGGTCAGGTCAAAAGGCTACGACGTCCCATCTGTGCGGCAGGCTGGATTTACGGGCGGAGGGCGCAGCCGATCTTATTGGCTCAACTGGACGGATTCCCAAGGCACGCATCACTCGGCGTACTACACCGGTGCAGGTGGCCGTCCGTGCCTGCTGGTGGATAAAACCTGGTTGGACCTTACACTGGCGGAGGTGATTCACTTTGGACTTGTCGAGGCAAAATAAAAGGCCCCTGACGCTGCGGGTACAACGTCAAGGGCCGGGTGATAGGATAATCACCCATGCGAACACTGGTATTATATCACACCTGCCCGGCCTTTGGCAAGGGGGTGATTGAGTGGACGACCATCAAAAGCCAGGCTACTGGGCGGTGCTACCGGCAACGGTGCGCTACGATGCGGCACTACCCCCCAACGCCAAGTTGCTCTATGCGGAGATCTCCGCTCTGTGCGATCAGCGTGGCTACTGCTTTGCCAGCAACAAGTATTTCGCCACGAACTTTGAATTGGACTCCACCACGATCCAGAGGTTGCTGAAGGCCCTGGCCGAGCATGGATATATCCGGGTAGAGGTGGAGAGGGATCCAGGCTCCAAGGCCGTGGTGGAGCGGCGGATCTATGCCGGGATAAACCCCGTAAGAGATACCGCACCCCCCTCACCGCAAAAATGCGGTGACCCCCCACAAAATCACGGTGACCCCTCACCGCAAAATTGCGGTGTAGAACAAGATAAAGATATTAACGCTTCCCCCCTACCCCCCAAAGGGGGGCGAGGCGGGCGCAGGCGCAGAGCACCGAGGGAGGCCCCCAACTGGAAGCCGGAACGCTTTGCAGGGCTGTGGGCTTATTACCCCAAGCGTGGCCGCCAGAATAAGCAGGACGCCATGAACGCTTGGGACGATCTGAAGCCAGACGATGCGCTGATCGCCACCATGGGCCGGGCTTTGAAAAAGTTGAAAGCCACAGAAATGTGGCAGCGGGGGACGGGCATTCCCTATGTGGCCACGTTCCTCCGGGGGGAGCGCTGGAAAGATGCCGATGAACTGGACGACCCCGAAGAAGAGCAGCCGCCCAGTGGGGTTGTGGAGAGGAGGGACCTGCCGTTATGGACATGAACGACACCCTCTTGCCCCAGGTCAGTGTGATTGGCTCCATGCTTATTGATGAGCGGTGTATCGGCCCCGTTGTGTCCCAACTCCAGCCGGACGACTTTCTATCTGAGCCTTACCGCAAGGCGTTCCTGGTGATTCGCAAGTTGTTCACATCGGGGGCCACGGTGGACCCGGTGACCGTCCTTGATGGCCTGAAGGCGGACGGTGCGACTGACTGGTACACGCTTATCCGCCAGAGTATGATGGAAACCCCCACGGCTGCCAACGTGAAGGAGTATGCCGCTATCCTCCGGGAGCAGGCCCGTCTGCATCGGATTCAGCTCCTTGGTGCGGAATTGATCTCTACTCGTGATATGGACGGCGCCCAGGACTGCATTGCCAAACTCAACGCCCTGCAGGTGGACCGCCCCGGTGTGAAGATCACGACCATGGAACAGGGACTGACGGCCTTTGTTGACCGCCACCGCACCAAGAGCACCTACCTGCCGTGGGGGTTCCACGAGTTGGACAACCGTATGTACATCGGGCCGGGCAAGTTTGTGATCATCGGCGGCTATCCGTCCCACGGAAAGACCGCTCTGGCTCTCTCCGCTGCTTACACAATGTCGGAAAAGTACCGGGTTGGGTTCTTCAGCCTGGAAACGGACGATGGGACGTTGATGGACCGGCTGGTGGCCCGGGCGGCGCTGATCCCTATGCAACGTATCAAGCAAAGCGAGTTGACGGAGGAGGACTACAAGACGGTGGCGGACCTGTCCGGCGATATTGTCAAGCGCCGCCTGGAGTTTATCCTCGCCGCAGGCATGACCGTGTCCGACATCTTCGCCACGGCTCAGAGCCGCCGCTATGATGTCATCTATGTGGACTATATCCAACTGGTTCGGGGAGACCGGAGCCGGGGGCGGGTGGAGGAGATCACCGGCATCAGCATCGACCTCCACACCATGGCCCAGGCCACGGGCATCACCGTTGTCGGGCTCTCCCAGTTGTCCCGGCCCGAAAAGGGTGGCAAGACCCAGCGGGCTCCCCGAATGTCTGATCTCCGGGAGTCCGGTCAGCTGGAGCAGGACGCCGACGCCATCATGATGATTTACCGGGAACAGGCCGATGTGGCCGCCAGTCGCCGGGTCCTCTCCATTGAGAAGAACAAGGAGGGGGAGGTTGGAATGGTGTACCTCAACTTCGATGGGGCCACCCAGACCTTTCGGCGGAGCATTTATCAGCCGCCTCCCCTGGCCGAACATAAGGCCCCGGAGTCCAAGCAGATGACCTTCGAGGAACTGACGGCCCCGGACCCAAACCTTCCGTTTTAGCGAGGTGAGAAAAATGACCGCACGGCAGGTGCAGCTGATAGACGCTGAGATCTCCCGCCACATTTCCCTGGCCCTGCTGGTCAGAGAGCCGGCAATGAAGCGCAGCCACATGGAGGTCGCCCGGGCTCTGTCTGCCGCCATGACGTCAGCGGGGGAAAGGAGGGCAGGGGAATGCAGGGGCCGCGCGTTGGTGACCCTTATCGGTTTACCCCTTCGGCTTTTGAAGGGGAGACATCCGACCAGGGCGCCACATGGAAGAAGGCAATCCCCAGGTCCGTGACGGGCCGGATCGTCTACATCAACCAGGCTCATCGGTTTTTCACCGTGGCGTTTACCATCAACGGTGCGGAGCTGAAGGAGTCCATCAAATTCTGAAAAGGAGGATCATTCATGCGAACAGTAGCAATCATCAACCTGAAAGGCGGGGTGGGGAAGACGGCCACCACCGTCAACGTCGCCGCCATCCTGGCCAAGGACTACAAGCAGCGGGTACTGCTGGTAGATGCCGACAGCCAGTGCAACACCACCGAGTTTTTCGGCGGGGATCCCCGGAAGGGCAACCTGGCAGATGTCCTGCGGTTCAAAGGCAATGAGGAGTTCGATCCCCTGATGTTTGCCGTAGGCAGTATCCAGCAGAGCCGCTTTGAGCGGATCTCTCTCCTGGCCGGGGACGACTCCCTGATGGATCTGGATCTCACCAAAGTGGAGACCCAGAGCGTTCAGACCACCATCTTGAAGCTCCTGGTCGATAGGGTGGGGGGCGAGGCCCTGGATCTCTACGACTGGTGCTTGGTGGACTGCCCTCCGGCGTTCAACGCTGCCAGTGCCGCCGCTCTGCTGGCGGCGGATGAAGTCATCATCCCGATCAAACTGGACGCTTTCTCCCTGCGGGGGCTGACCAATATGATGCGGCAGATCGCAAATATGCGGCGAATCAATCCCCGGCTGAAGTTGGCTGGATGCCTACCCACCATGTGGTACAACTCTCCGCAGATTCTGGAGGCCGAGCAGACCCTCCGGGATAGTGGCCTGCCGGTCTTTGACCACATCCGCCGCACCGACAAGGTGGACGACATGACCTTTGTGCAGGAACCGCTGCTGATTTCCAGCCCCCGGAGTGCTGCCGGGGTGGACTACCGGCGCTTTGTTCGGACGCTGCTGAAAGGTGGTGTGGACAATGGCTGAGAAGAAAAAGGGCTTCGACCTGGCCGCCGCTCTGGGTGCGGTGTCCAATCTGGACACCGGGGCCGTTGAAGGCCGGGAGCAGATCGAGTATATAGACATTGGCCGCATCCACCCGGATGAGCGGAATTTCTACGAACTGCCCGGCATTGAGGAACTGGCTGCCAATATCGAGTTTGCCGGGCTCATGGACCCGCTCCGGGTGCGACCCGGTGACGATGGGGACTATATCCTCGTTTCCGGCCACCGCCGCCATGCTGCCATCACTCTACTGGTCAAAGAGGGCAAGGAGCGGTTCCGGCAGGTGGCCTGCATTGTGGATAAGCCCAGCGGTCAGACCACAGAGGTCGAGACCATGCTCCAGGAACTGCGGCTCATCTACGGCAACAGCGACACCCGCCGCATGAGTTCTGCCGACCTCTCCAGGCAGGCGGAGCGGGTAGAGATGCTGCTCTATCAGCTGAAAGAGGCCGGGGTGGAGTTCCCCGGCAAAATGCGGGATCATGTGGCCGAGGCTTGCAAGGTCAGCGCCTCCAAGCTGGCCCGGCTGAAGGTGATCCGGGAAACTCTGACCGGAGAAATGAAGGAGCAGTGGGAGGCCGGTAAAATCAACGAGTCCGAAGCCTACGAGTTGGCGAAGCTCCCAACGGAGCATCGGAATATTGTGTGGGCCCACAAGGGAGCCCACAGTTGGAACTACGGTGGGGCACAGTCTGTTACGGCATTTGGAAAACGGCTGAAGGTGGTGGACGATGCTTCGTGCCCTTCTGATTGTCCGGGCTTGTGTGAGGAGACCTGCGACAATCTCGAAAATCGAAGAAGGCACTCTCTCACTGCATCTATCTATGGCACCAGCTTTTGTGAAAAATGCTGTTCCGGCTGCCCTCAGTTGGCGACCTGCAAGGATGCTTGCCCCCACCTTGCCGATGACATCGCAGCGGCAAAACAAGCCTGGAAGGAGGAGCGGGCCGCTGAAAAGAAGGCCCAGGAGGAGCGAGACCGTCCAGCGGTTGAGCGCAAAGCCGAGCTTTGGCGGCGGTTTGGGGCCGCCAGACAGATCAGCGGAATTTCTTTAGACGATTTGCGCCAGGAGGTTGACCGTTGGTATCCGGGGGAAACGCACGAGGACTTCGAGGCCCTGGAGTGGGGAGTCAAACTTCCCAAGGCGGAGGAAAATACGCCTTTCGGCCCCATGCTGGGATTATCCGATATTAACCTGTTGACCGATATGGCCGACGCTTTGGGGGTTTCCCTTGACTATCTTCTCTGTCTAACTGATGATCCCAGGCAGATAACTGAGGTCAAGAAGGAAGTGCGAGAATGGCGAGGCCGAGGTGAAACGCCCCCGGTACGCAAGCCCATTATCGTATATTACCCCACCAACGACGGTCCCTGCTATACCCCGGCTGTATGGGACGGCAGCCGCTTCCACGTCCCCGGCAAGCCGGGCAAGGAACTGACTGGGCTGGCCCAGCGGCTTATGAAGTGGACGTTGCTCCCGGAGGATGAGTGATGGAGCGGCGGACATTCAACCCCAAGCGTGGAGGGGTCTATACCCACCGCAGCCACAGCAACGGACAGTACCAGTGCATCCGGGAGTCTAAGACTGAGGGCAAGGCTACCTTGGTGTGTTTGCGGAGTGGGTGGACTTTCGTGGCTCATGGCTGCGGATTCTACTCGGATGGCACTTTCGACTGGGACTTCTCCACGGGTGGATATTTCCAGAACGGGAGGATTCACGATGGCTGACTTCTTTGTTTATGACCGCAACGGGCGGTACTCCGGGGTCCACAAGGACCCGGAGGCCGCCAAGACCTGGAACCGGCGGGACTACGTGCCGAAGAGAGGGGGCAGGAAGGGGTGACCAGAGAGGAAGCAATCGAGTATCTGTCCCGGTGCGCTGATGGCTACGACCCGACGTTCGACCAGGCTGTGGCGGTGGCCGTCCCCGCCCTCCGCGCCCAGGCCGAGGCGGAGCGCAATGACCCGCTGACGCTGGAGGAACTGCGGGAGATGGACGGGTGGCCGGTATGGGTAAAAGTCCTCGACCACGATGCGTTCGCCGACAAGGCCGACGACTTCGACGGCTGGGGCCTCGTCCGCAAGTCCTGGGTACGGGTTTGGGACGGCAAGCGGGCGGATCTCGTCCACGTCGACTACCATTTCGAGGAATACGGAAAGGTCTGGCGCGCCTACCGGCGCAAGCTGGAAGAGGGATAGAGATGGAAAAGAGACTGTATCATCCGGGGAACGCCAAGCTGGCGGTCGAAAACGACGGAACACATACCACCGTGGAGTATGATGGTAGGGCGCTTGATGTCCTGTATTGCTGCGCTGTGGCGATCCATGACGTTGCAATTGGCGCTGGAAACCCGCCTATGGCGGCGGTGCTCAAAGTTGGAGAGCTCGTGGTGGCGCTCCAGCAGGTCAAGGACAAAAACGTGATGATGGACATGGACAAGATCAATGAGGTCCTGCGACGACGGAAAGAAAACGAAGGGGGAGAGGATCCCCTGCCGAAGCCGCCGAAAGAGGAATAACAATGCCTGAGTACATAGAGAGAGGGGCCCTGCTGGAAGAGATCCGTATGTCTAGGAACCAACGGCTTCAGGGAAATACTGCTGCGGCGAAATCCGTATTGCCCTGACCGCGGGGCCAAGATGGACGACAAAAATTAAGTTGAGCGAGGACGGAGGCCATAAGGGCGGCGGTCTGTAACTGTGAAAGGAGCAGACCGTCATGGCGAAGTTCAAGAAGGTCATCGTTGCTGGGCCCCTGGTGGTGGAGGCTATCTACCCAGCGCCCAACCCCAGGGACAGCGTGGGGGTGCGGCAGGGGAAGAAGGCGCTGTCCTCAGAGGCCCAGCGGCGCATGAATCTCAAGTATGCGTGGCAGAAGTTGGAACTGCTGATTGCCGCCAACTTCGGAATCAAGGACCTGTGGATCACGTTCACCTATGACGATGAGCATTTGCCAAACTCCCGGAAGGAGGCCAACGCCATCATGAAGGTTTTTCTCCGAAAACTCCGGGCGGCCCGGCGGGGGCAAGGCGGTCTGGCGCTGCAGTACATCTATGTGACCGAGCACAAGCACGGCGATGGCCGATGGCACCACCATGTACTGATCAACGCCACCGGCGATGACTTCGACCTGATCCGTAGGCTGTGGAAGCAGGGCGGTGTTGAGATCAAGCCCATTCGCATCGACAAGGATAAGAACTTCGAGACCTTGGCTCGGTATATGTGCAAGGAGCAGCGGGACAAGGTTGGGCTTCGGCTCTGGTCTGGATCCCGCAATCTGACCAAGCCGGAGCGGGAATGCTGGCGAGTGGACGATGACGAACCGCTGGCCCCGCCTGCATCATCGCCGTTGGTGCTGGCCGACACCGGCGATGTGGTCACCGCCTATGGTCACTACCGCTATGTCAAGTATCTGGCCGCCGGGTGGCAGCTCACCGCCAAGCCGAAGGCCAAGAGAAGGCGCGGACACCGCCGGCTGCGGCCCTGACCTTTTTATTTATTTTTCCGACTTGAGGAGTATATTAACTTATGGAAAAGGGAGTGAAAAGCCTTGCAACCCCGAGCGATTCATGGTAAACTATTGACAGTGAGAAACGGGTATCTCGTTTGCCCGCACTGCCGCCGCAACAAGCGGCTGATTCAGGTCCAGCCCGACACCAAGGCCCAGCGGCTACGGGTCTACTGCCGGGACTGCAAGACCGAGACAATCGTGGATATCGACCAGGGCCAGTGCTTTGAGAGCCGGAGCCAATGACTGACGCAGAGATGCGTGGTCGTTGGCTCCGGCTTTTTGTTTTGCCTGATCCGTGGAGGTGATAGCCCATGGCGAGCAGACCGCTGCGGCCCTGCCGGCATCCAGGTTGTTCAGCGCTGACCAGGGACGTATGGTGTCCAAAGCACAGGCCCAAGCCGAAGCATACCCGGCGTGTGAGCGCACAGTGGCATGACTGGTATAGCCTGCCGATCTGGACAGACCAGCTCCGGCCCGCCCAACTGCTCCGGGAGCCTTACTGCCGGGAGTGTGCAAGGGAGTATCCGCCTGGTGACCCCAGACATCGCACGAGGGCAACGGTGGTAGATCATATCGAGCCCTTTCGCGGACGCTGGGATTTGTTTGTCGATTCAAAGAACCACCAGAGCCTGTGTAAGCGGCACCACGATCAAAAGACGGGCAGAGAACAGGCCAAAACGTCCAAGCAGCAGCCCAAGTTTTGGCCTGATTTTTAGCGCTGAGCCTTCGCGTCGCGCATACGCGCCCGTAGACGCAGGCGCGGCACACGACATCCCCTCCTACCCCCCGCCCCAAAAAAGTTTTGAGGCGGGGAGACGAAGACCCCGAGGCGCCTCGGCCGTGAGAAAACTTCCCACATCGACTTTTTCGGCTGGGGTGTCGTGGGGCGGAGTTGAGGACGTGCAGGAACAAGAAAGGGGGGCACGACAGGTGCCGGAGCCGGTCAAAGCACTGGAAAACCAGACGGGACACAGGACTGAGGCGGAAAAGGCCGCGCGCGCGGCGGCAGAGACGGAAATCATTCCGGACCGGGGCGGTGCGGTAACACTGGAAAAGCCAGCCGTCATGAGCGGGAACGCTGCGGCTGCCCGGTACTGGAAAAAAGTCCTCGCTCGGATGGAGGGCCTCTCCCTCCTTGACGACCTGGACAGCGATATGCTTGGCGTCTACTGCTCCATGATGGCCCGGTACGAGCAGCAGACGAAGCTGTTGAAAAAGGTCAACACGACGCTGAAAAAAGCCGGGTCGGACCCGGAGGGCATTGCGGAGGCGGTGTCCAAATTAGACACCATTTCCAGCCGCCTCCAAAGCCTGGAGCGGAACATCCTTCAGTACGCCGAAAAGCTGGGGTTGACCCCCTCGGGACGTGTCCGCCTGGCGCAGAAGCGGGCGGCTCAAGTGGAGGTGGATCCTGATGCCTACCTCTACGGAGACTAAAAAGGAGCGCCAGAGCTCGGGACTGCATCATCCAGTCAGTGTGTACGCCAAGCAGGTCACCCAGGGCCGCCTTCGCAGCGCCTGTTGTAAGTATGAGATCTTGGCCTGTGAACGGCATCTTCGTGACCTGAAACGGCAGGGGAGCGAGGACTTCCCCTATGTCTTCGACACTACCAGGGCGGACCGGATCATTCGGTGGTTCGGACAGTGCATTCAGATCCGGGGCGTAGATCAGGGCAGGCCCTTCCAACTAGAGCCCTGGCAGGTCTTCGACCTGGGCTGCATCTACGGCTGGGTCCACAAGGACACTGGCGCCAGGCGTTTTTCCAAGACCTATAACAAGCGGGGCCGAGGAAACTACAAGTCTTCCGAGAAGTCCTGTCAGGGCCTGTATCATATGAACGGCGACGCCTGCTATCCACCCTATCAGCCGGAGGAGGCCGTCTTTGAGATGGAGCCAGAGGTGGAGTGCGCGGCCGTAGACCGAGGACAGGCCATGCGGGTCCTGGGCGATGCGAAGAAGATTGCCCTGGCGAGCCCCAATATCGCCAAACGGCTCATCGTTCCACGTTCAAACCCCATCGTCCACCGCAAGCGGGGCGGATATATGCGGGCCTTGAGCAAGGACACGAAAAACAAGGATTCAGGCGCGCCGAGCTACTTCGTGGTGGATGAGTATCACGCTCACCCCACCGCTGAGATCTACAACCGTGGCGTGGATTCCTTCGGCAAGCGCAGACAATCCCTCTTGGACGTTATCACCACTGCCGGCGACGATGCCGGGAACAAGCCCTGTTTTGTGGAGGAGACCTATGCCAAGCGGATCTTGGAGGATCCCTCTGTGGTGAACGAGACCTATTTCGTGATGATCCGGGAGCTGGACAGCGGCGACGATCCCCACGATGAGCATACCTGGAAGAAGGCAAATCCCTGTCTGCGGTACCCCAGCCCCTACAGTGAGATTCTCTTGAACGAGATCCGCGCTGAGCACGCTTCCGCCTATGATTCCAGCGATCCGGAAAAGATCCGCTCCTTTTTGACCCGGCGGATGTGCGTGTGGCAGACTGGCAGCATCGATCGGTATCTGGATGAGCGGTGTATGGACCTGGCGAAAAAGGCGATGGTCTCATCAGCCGAGTTCGCGGCCCTGACCGATGGCCTGGCCTGCCACTGTGGGTTCGACCTAGGAAAGCGGATCGATCTGAGCGGGGTGGCGGCTGTGTTCGACCTGCCGGATGGCCGGGTCGCAGTAAAGCTCCACGGCTTTATGCCAGAGCACGGGGCCGAGCGTCACGAAAAGTCGGACCGGGTTCCCTATAAGGCATGGGCCAAGGCTGGGTGGTGTACGCTGACGCCCGGCGACGTGACGGACAACTCCTACGTCTATAACTGGATTTGCGCTGGGGAGCGGGAACATGGCTGGAAGGTGCGGGAGATCGACTACGACGGGCATAACGCCACAGACTTGGTCATCCGCATCCGGGAGGAACGCAACAACGAGGACTTCTGCGCGGAGGTGGCCCAGACTTGTGCCGGGCAGAACATGGCGGTGAAGACCTTCCGGGAACTGCTGCTCCGGGGGCTCGTGGTGATAGAGCGCAGTGAGTTGGCCCTCTGGTGCCTGGGTAATGCCGTGGAAATCCAAAACAACTATGGCGATATCAAGCTCAGCAAACGTCACAAGGATGACAGTGAGCGGATCGACCCCGTGGCTGCCATGATGAACGCACTGGCTAGGGTCCTGGTGATGCGTGAACCGGGCACGGACATCAACGCGCACGTGCTCTCTGAAGACTGGGGGATCTGATGATATGAAAGGAACTTTGAAGCGAGCGGGCCCGGAAGTGAAAAAGGCTTTGCTTGGTCTTGTCCGGATCCTGGGGCTGTACCTGGATGACCTGCTCCTGGTCATCGGCGGTGGTTGTGTGGTCCGGGGCATCTATGAGCTGGCGGGACGGCCTTGGGCTCTCCTGACGGCTGG